ACCAACACAAAGCCTTCAGCAACGCGCATAACTGCGCGAGATAAGAAGTCAGTGTGTTCTATTATCGGGGTGGCCTTGAACTTGGGCTTCAAACCATAACTGCTATAAACGGCCTCCGCCAGGCCGGCAGCTGGGGCCCAATCCAGAGGTGTACGTACTAAGGAAAGCAAATCATCCCCCAAAAGCATATTGAACGATTCCTTCACGCCAGCGGCTTTAATAGCCCAATAGGTACTTTCCATATTAACTATGGAATTGCCGACTGAAGTCGTCACATCACCAGTTTTCCTTTGACCCTGTAACCAGGCCTTAGTGCCACTGGAAGCCTTGATTTTGGTAGAAACGGTGGCCTGCAAGACAACATTAAACCAAATCGGGGCCCCCAGCCACTGGTAATATTGACACTCCGTCTTAACCCATTCAGCACTCTGAGTGCTGTCAAACTGACTAAAATCATTCATGGCAACATGATCATACACACCGTAAGACTGCATGAAGCAAGAGAGGTCTTCATTGGTATAACCCGACACATAAAGGAACTCATTTTCCCCTTTCATGTTCGGGTTACCATTGACCAGCCCCTTAAACCGGGCCGTGACTTCATCAAAAATGGGCCCGGTCAAAACATTATACAAATCTTGATTTTTGTATATAATGCGGGGGGCCATATTATTGATGTCTCCACGCTTCAGCAAAGCTTCGGTCTTGGTGAAAATGTCTTTTGAGACGACTTTGCTCAAATTGGTCACAGCGAGTTCTCGGTATAATTCATCTTTAATCCCCCGATAAACTTTTTGCTTAGTTTCAGGGAACTTAACCACCCATTTCTCAAAAAGAACGTCATCCCAAGCTATGGGAGGGCACGCCTCAGAGTCAGCTGTCAATTCTGACAAGAGGAGGCCCTGACGGGCTTTAGCTTGATCATCAAAAACCCCGGGAATTTTGTTGCACCTTTTGTCAAAGCTGGCAACATCATTAGCATAAGAAGGTTTAGTGACGACCGGGATGTTAGCCTCTTGAACCGGACCCACATGCAAGACGACCGGGCAAACTTTCTCACGATGCGCCCGTTCATTATGAGTCATTTGGGTCGGGACTAGCAACTGCTTCAACAGTGGCCTGTCTTGAGACGGGGCTATATATTCATTCTCGAGAAAATCCGTACCTTGCCTGACCGCTTGCTGGTCATCATGGACAATGAACCGCCAAAACGACCTAAAGTCGAAAGGCCTGTCGTCAGGTTTCAGCAAGGCAGTGGTGGCATTATACCTCTCCAAGAGCCCACCATGGTCATTGATCATGCCCTGTACCAAAGCATGCTCCTCCTCCACGTCATAGTAAAAAGCCAAAGTGGCGTAACCTATAATGTCGCCGACCGGGATATTAAAACTGACCTTGACATGGCCTAGTAAATCCTCCGGATCAGCCAACCTTTTGGCATACGACACCAAGTCCTTCCACACTCGTTGGTCTCGGCCCTTGCCTGCCACAAAGAGGCGACATTTTTCAAAATAGCTAGGGTTCTTGATTTCAAAAGCCGCGTCTTTAATCACCAGCCATTTGAACCAAAGC